ATGTTACAAAAATGTTACAGAATTATTACAAAATTGTAATATAAAAATTTCAAAATACTATTGACATGACCATAACTTAGGTGTATAATGACCATAGTTAAGGGAAAGGGTTGATAATATGAAATCTAAAAATGATTATATAAGTAATTTCAGATGTTATTATTTTGATGATACATTTCAAGATATTTTTGATGAATTTGTTTATGAATTAAGTCAATTAGATTTAAGTGATAAATCATTAAATAATATATTTGATATATTTATAAAAGATACTAGAATATATTTTGATAAAGTATCAGAAAAAAGATTTTCAATACAAGATATTGAGAATGTAATAGAACATAGTGTTTGTGATTATGATTGTTTAGTAGAAAAATTAAACATAATGATGTATCCTGAAGAATTTGAAAAGATGAAATTGGAGAGTGATAAAAAAATGTGTAACAAAGCAGATAACAGTTGTAGAGAAGAAAAAAAGAGGTTGTAAAGGTTGTTATTATGATTTTAATTGTAAAGAATTACTTAATAAATATTTTATATTTTATACATTGTCACCAAGTGATTTAAGAAAAATTGGTGATATAATAAAGAAAATTATTATAAGTAAATATTATTGTAAAATTGATTGTATTTTATTTAGAAATGAAGAAATCGTATTAGAAGTTAGCGTTTCAGGTTTATGTTTAAATATAAGTTTTAATATAAAATGTTTATTAGAATTAGAACTGAATAAAGATTATATATTAAATTGTGTAGATTATGCAATATTAAATTATTACAGAAAGGACTAAAATAATGAAGGATGTTGAACTTGCAATATTACTAGATGTAATATTTTCAAATAGTACAAAAGAAAATTTATCAAATATACATAATAATCTAATAACAATTATAAATGAAAGATATAAGAATAGATTGAAAGAATTATCTCACACTATTTGAGGGGTGAGAAAATGGAACAAATAGAAATGACATTCATAGTAATTGAAGCTATATCAATTATTGTAGAAATAGGATTGCAAATATATCAAATTAAATCATCAAATAAAATGGAACAAAATATTTTAAATAAAATTCAAAAATAAATATTGTCAAATTTTGTCGCTTATGTTAGTATTAAATAAAGAACATACTAAAGAATGGAGGTGATAAAATATGCAAGAACTTATTACAATGATACTAAATAATGGAATTGGTGTAGTATGTGTAGCTTATTTAATATACTTTCAAAGCACAACCATGAAAAAGATTTCTGAAAATCAAGAGAAAAACAACGAACTTTTACAAATGATGACTAACCGACTTGAAAATTTAGAAAGAAAATTTGACAAGTAGAAAGGGGTAGCAAATGAAAAAAGGTATTGATGTTAGCCACTATCAAAAAAAGATAGACTGGGCAAAAGCAAAAAAGGTTGTAGAATTTAGTATTTTGAAAATTGGTGAGGGTAGATACTCAAATCAAAAAGATGAATATTTTGAAAGAAATTACTCAGAGTGTAAAAGGTTAGGTATTCCTGTAGGTGTATATTCTTATGCGTATGCACAAAGTGTAGCAGAAGCAAAAGAAGAGGCTAAAAGAGTTATTGAATGGTTAAATGGTAGGGATTTAGATTTACCTGTATATTATGATATGGAAAACGCAAACATGCAAAAATTAGGTAAAAATCAACTAACAGAAATAGCAATAGCATTTTGTCATGAGATAGAAAAAGTTGGTTATTGGGCAGGAATATATGCTAATTTATATTGGTATTCAAATTTATTAGATACTGAAAAATTAAGAAAAATGTTTACTTTATGGATTGCACATGTGGATAATACCTATAATCAAAATAAGTATGATGGTTTATATGATATGTTTCAATATTCCTGGAAAGGTCAAGTTGATGGAATTATAGCAAGTGTTGATATGAATGTTATGTATAGAGATTTAGTGACAGATGTTAGGAATAGCAAAAATGCTACAAATAATATTGTTAGAAAATCTGAAGATGAAATAGTACAAGAAATTATGAAAGGATTATGGGGAAATGGTGAAGAAAGAAAGCAAAAATTACAAAATGCTGGGTATGAATATAACAGTATTCAGTCAAAGGTTAATGAATTTATTAGACAGAATAGCAATAGAAAGAGCAACGAAGAAATTGCAAAAGAGATTGTCGAAAAAGGTAATTGGGGTGTAGGACAAGAAAGAATTGACAATTTAACAAAGGCAGGTTATAATGCTGAGGAAATTCAAAAAATAGTAAACTCTTTAATGAGTAAATAGAAAGGTTGTGTTGTTATGTTAGCAGGTCAAACAATGGTAGATAGTAATAATGTACAAGTTGCATTATTTCCTACAATACGGTTTTTCAATAAGTCAGGGTTGGTATGAAAATTTTTCGCATGATAGTTCAAGATATTATGCTACTGATTTTTTACCATTAAATAGTCAAGGAATTAGAGAATTCAGAGCACCATGTTATGCACCTGTTGACATTCAATTATTATGGAAAGACCCTGTTGAATGTTGTGCATTATGGCAATCAGTAAATCAAGTACATTTTGCTGATGGTTCAATAGATTATTTAGGTATTATTGTTTATCATGATAATAATATTACCAATGGTACATATGCAAATGTTGGTGATGTTATATCTCAAGGTCAAATATTCAATCATTCAGGAACTGGTGGAAATGTAACAGGTGACCATGTGCATATAGAAACAGGTAAAGGTCAAGTAAATTTATCACAGTATAGATATCATTTTTTAGATACTACAGATTGTAAAAGAATAGTACCTGATAAAGCATTATTTGTAAATGATACAATAGTTACACCATACCCTAGATATGATTGGACTGAATATGATGGAGGAATAACACCACCAACACCGCCTACACCAATAGTATTAAAAAAGTCAAAATTTCCATGGGTATTATATGCTAGAAAATTAAGAAATAAAAAATTTTAAAAAATATTTGACATAATTAAAATGTTATGGTAATAATATAAGTATAGAATATTTTAAAAGGAGGGTTCAAAATGAAATTATCAAAGCAAGAACTAAAACAAAGAATATCTGATAGTATTAAAGATAACGATGAATTGGTTATTTCACTATTAGAAGATGTTGAAGACAGTATGTCAGAGGGTTCAAACGATGATGTACAAATGGAAACACTTAAGAAAGAAAAAGAAGAACTTGAGTGGAAATATAACGACATTAAAACAAGATACAAAGAAAGATTTTTAGCAGGAGTTGATGAAATAAAAGAAAACCCTGAGGAAAAAATCGATGAAGTAGAAGAAAAAGAAGTTGTTGATATTAAAGATATTTAAAAGAGGGGGAATGAAAAATGGGAACAAGAACATTAAAAGTAACTAATAATGAAGAATTATTAAGTTTTATAATCAATCAAACACCTGAGTTGCAAGAGTTAGACTTGCCAGTTCAAGGTGAAGGTACTAAAAAGTACGGTGAAATAATCATGAATAATGATAGATATAAAAACGCATTTATTAATACAATGAATTTAATAGGTTTAACACTTATTAAAAGAAACGAATGGGAGAATCCATGGGAAAGTTTTGCTAATCGTGGAACTTTAAAATATGGTCAACAAATTAGAGAAATGATACAAGATTTAGCTAAAGTGTTTGATTATAATAAAGAGTATAATAACAAAACAAAATTTTTAGAAAGTTTTGTACCTGATGTATTAACATATGTACACGAAGTAAATTTCCAAAAAGTTTATGCTACATCTATCAATGAAGCTGAACTAACTATGGCTTTTGACAGTGAAGATGGTTTATTAGATTTTATGACAGATACTACTGGAAATCTTTACGAAACATTTAAATATGATAAATATCAAGTAGATAAATACATGTTAGCAAGAAGATTTTTACAAGGTACTGTTACAGCTGTTCAAATTGAAAATTTTGAAGATTTAACACCTAGACAAATTTTAACAAAAATGAAATCATATTCAAATAAAATGACATTTAGAAAACCATTTTACAATCCAGCTGGAATAAGAAAAGCTACATCACATGCAAAACAAATTACAATGTTAGATACAGATGGAGAGGCAGAATATACTACAGATGTAATAGCACAATCTTATTTTAGAAATGAAGCTGAACTAAAAACAAATTTAGCTTTAATAGATGGTTATAATGAATTTGATGAAGCAAGATTAGCTGAACTTCTAGAAGATGATTTTGTACCATTTACTGAAGCAGAAAAAGAACAACTTTCAAACGTTGTAGGTAATATTATATCTGATAAATGGTTTATGGACTTTTATAAATCATTAGATACTGGAAATTCAGACGGTAAAAAACAAATTGAATTTATAAATCCAACAACACTTGAAAGAAATGTATTTTTACATGTACACATGGTATTATCAACAAGTCCATTTGAAAATGCTATAGTATTCGTAAAAAATACACCATCTATCACATCAGTAACAGTTAGTCCATCTGAGCTAACAACATCAGCAGGTCAAACTGTAAAATTAAACGCTACAGTAGTAGCTACAGGTATGGCAAATAAAGCGGTTCAATGGTCAGTTGAAGATAGTGATGGAGATACTGAAACTGCTAAAGTTACAGTTGACCAAAGAGGAAATGTAACAATACCTGCGGGTTATGAAAGCGAAAACCCTGTAGTAATTAGAGCTACAAGTATATATGATGATACAAAATACGGTGAGGCTTCAATAACTGTATTATAAGACTAAACGGAGAGGCTTAGACCTCTCTTTTTTAGTAGAAAGGAGTAACGAATGAAAACTAAATTGATAAATTCTCAGATGACTAATTTTAAAACTTATTTGATGTATAAACAACAATGTGAAATGACTGCTGAAAACGTTTTTCAAATTGATGACTTGCCTGAAGATTGTGTAATAGATATGTCATATGTTAATAGTCAATTATTGACTAATGGTAGTATTGCATGGTTTGTAGATGAAGAAATGGGATTGTTAGCACTTCCTTATATTTCAATGAGTGGGTTTGATGTATATGGTCGACCTGTTAGAATTCAAGTTATAGGTCAAAATGGTTATAGTAGAATTTTAAAGCGTGGCGAATTTGTAATAATGTATGATAATAGTAAAAGAATACCATTAAAAACACACATAGTACAATATGCTGAAAGATTAGCTTTAGCACAAAGAACTATTGATATAAATATAGCACAACAAAAAACACCTAGAATATGGAAAACATCAACTAATAAAGTAGCTTCTATAAAAGCATTAATAAATAATATAGACGGTTGTGAAAATGAGGTTTTAGGTTTTGATGATTTAGAAACAGATGAAGGAATTGAGTGTATATTACAACCAGCTCCATTTGTAGCTGATAGTGTTAGCGAACAAAAAGAAAAATTATGGAATGAATTTTTACGATTAGTTGGTGTAGCTAATTTAACAGTACAGAAAAAAGAAAGAAATATCAGAGATGAAGTTGTTGCTAGTCAAGGTGGAACAATAGCAGGTAGATTTAACAGATATACACCTAGAGCACAAGCTATAAAAGAAATAAAAGAAAAATTTGGAATAGAACTTACATTAAAATATTATGATGGTATGCCATCATCAAATGAGAAAGAGGGTGAAGAAGATGTTTATACCAATGATAATGCCAATGATACCAACATGGAATGAAAAACCACCAACACTATATAGTATATTAGAAAGTATAGTAAATTTTGACAAAGAAGATAAAACAAAGATAAAAGACTTAGCAAAAGTAGGTAGAAGCACAATTTTCAATTTCACCTACCCACTTTCAAATAAAGTTGTCAAAGAAGATTTTGAATGTATGATATTAAATCATTTTATAATGCGTAGAATAGGGTTTGAAACTGTAACAGCTTTTAGAATACAATTAAATGTAAAACTAAACGAAATAATGCCAATGTACAATAAAATGTTTGATATGCTAGATGGTTGGGACATTTTCAACGATGGTGAAGTTGTTACAAGAGATGTAGAAGATGAAAGAAATATAACAAGTACAAGTGAAAGTTCAAATGATACAATAAATTCATCAACTAACACCATAACAAACGAAGCTGAAACATCAGGTACTAATATCTCAGATAACAGAAATTCAGATACACCACAAAATAGACTTTCAGAAGTTCGTAGTGGTGAGTATGTAGATAACTACGGTTATAAACAAGATACATCAAGTTCTGAAGATAGTTCAACTAATGTAGGAACATCAGACAGTACTAATAATAGTACATCAAGTTCTGAAGATAATACCGAAAATAAAGGAAAAATAAAAGAGAAAACAGTTCGTACACCTAGTGACAAATTAAAAATATATCAAGATTTTATTGAAAATAGACAAAATATATATACTATGATATTTAAGGACTTAGAAGACTTATTTTATCAATTAGTATAAGAAAGAGAGGTAATTAATATATGAATGAATACAAATATACTCCAATTAAAATGACACCATTTAAATGGTTTGTTTTGGAAAATTTTCCATTTATTGAGGAAGATTTTGACAGTTTAACACCTTATGGTTTATGGTGTAAATTAAAAGAAGATTTTGACAAAGTAGCAAATAAAACAAATGAAATGGGAACACAAGTTGAAAGTTTTACAAATGCTTTTATACAATTAAAAGATTATGTTGATAATTATTTTAAAAATTTAGATGTACAAGAAGAGATCAATAACAAATTAGATGATATGGCACAAGATGGAACTTTACAAGAAATTATAAATGCTTATTTACAATCAAATTGTATATGGGGATTTAATACAATAAATGATATGTTACAAGCTACTAATTTAATAAATGGTAGTAAATGTAGAACATTAGGCTATTATGAAAAAAATGATGGTGGTAGTGGTTTATATTTAATTAGAAATAGAACTTTCGAAGATGTAATTGATAATGGTTATTTACATTTAGTTAGAGAAAATTTAGTTGCAGAATTAATAATTCAAAATGATACTGTAAATGTCAAACAATTTGGTTCAAAAGGAGACGCAGAAACAGACGACACCCAAAAAATACAAAATGCTATAAATTCTAAAGCTAATATAATTATAATAAATAATGGAAATTTCTTAATAACTGATGAAATTTTTATTCCTGATAATAAAGTTATTATTGGAGAAAATTCTATAATATTAAAAGGAACTACAAAAGCTACATTTAAAAATAAAGATTATGACACAAATGTAATAAATAAAAATATTACTTTAAAAAACATTAATATGAAAAATAATGATAATGTTCAAGGTAGTTTTATAAGATTTTATGGTGTTAATAATATTATTTTGGAAAATATTAAATTAAAAAATGACACAGAATTGACACAAGCAAATGATGGTGCTTGGGCAATTTATATTGAAGGAGAAAATGTTAATATAAATAATATTGAAATTGATACGTATAATTTAGGTCTTTGGGGTGATGGTATTCACTTTGGTCATATTTCTAATTTAGAATTGCATAACTTTAATATACAAAGTGGCGACGATTGTATCGCTTTACATTTTCCAAAATCAAGAGAAAATGAAAAATATCAAACATCATCATCAAATATTAATATATCAAATGGTTTTTGTAAAACAAAATCTGCTAGTATTATAAGAGTAGGTGCAAATGACGGAATAAATACAACTGGTACTTCTAACTTATATAACGTTTACAAAAATGTAAAAATTAGTGATATTGTATATTCAAATGGTACTAATAATTCAAAATTAATTAGTTTTGAAGACCAAAGAAGTAATTTAACTGAAAAGCACGATAACATTATTATTACTAATTTAATTTCAAATGATAAACTTACAGGAAATAATAATTTAATACGTTCAAAAGGTTCTGCAGATAACACTAATAATAACTATTTAATTATGATAATATAATTTTTGAAAATATAACTTTAAAAAGTGAACTTAGTCCTTTAATAAATATTTTTGGTGTTAATAATTTAAAAATTAAAGACTGTAATTTTGTTAGAAATAATAATTTATATAACAATACTTCGATAAATATAATTACTGCTAATATTTTAGAATTTAATAACAATAACTTTGATTTTAATAATTCGGGTACAAATATTTCGTTAACTTCTAAAATAATAAAATTATTAAATAATATAATAAAATCAATAACATCAAGTTATACTGCATACAATGTTGAATTCAATTCAGAAAATAGTGACAATGAAATTATAGCTCAAAATAATATAATTATAAATACAACTAGATTTTTAAATTCTAGTACTAATAATTCTTTATCAACTGCATTTATAAAAAATAACTCTTTCAGTAATGTTGATTCTATGTTATCACAAACTTTATTTAATGCTTGTTTAGATAAATCAAATGTTGATAAATATTTTAATGAATTTAATTCTCAAAATGGCGTAACTGCAGATACAACACCTGTTGGAGCTTTAACAACTAAGGTAGGTGGAAAATTATATCATTTGTTATATTCTTATAGTGAAGATATTTAAAGAGAGGTTAAAACCTCTCTTTTATTGTACTATTGTATTATTCAAACTATAATCACCAATATTTGTGTGATTGTGCCATATTGTGACACCATTTATACATATATTATTTATTGTATCTAATGATTTTGATGGTATTTCACCATAACCAATATTTTCACCATCTACTATTTTTATATAATTCCAATAAGTTCTACTATTAAATTCTGGTATTTTTAAAGAATTTACCTTATACCCAAATCTACTGAAATAGTCATCTATGATTTTTAGTTCTTCATCTCTTAATATCATATTATAAAAATCAAATCTTAATGAATATGTTGAAAAACCTACATCACCAACATTAGAACCTGCTGATGTTGATGGTAATAAACTAGCTGAGTAAAAATCACCTATTATACTAGCTACATTTGAAACAACACCAACACCACCACTTGCTATATTCATATTTGTCGCTTTTTTTCCACTTGCACTATTATATGATGATTGCATACCTAACAAATTATTTAATATTTTAGTTGGTTCATTTATAGCATTTTGTGTCAACCAATTTATATATTGGTCATTTGACCAACCGGCAAGTAGGGAATTTACCTAAAGGTATACTTTCATCGTAATTATAAGAACTACCTTTATAATTAAGTGGTGCTATTCTTCCTGATACACCGTGGTGACATAACTAATTGATTAGAGAATTCTATATTATTTCTATCACTAAATAGTTCACCTTTATATATATTACCATTTCCACAATTATTAGTTACAAATAAATAATGATATGGGTAGCATAAGCACTTATTATTTTTAGGTTGATATGATAAATCTTGATATAAATTGTGTATTTCAGTTGTAAAAGTTTTAGGATTGAATGTAAAACCATCTAACTTGTAATATTGTGTAGTCATTTGACCTGTTGCTTCTGTAATTGTAGCAGTATGAGGTTGTAATAAATTACCATCAGGTGGTTCTAAACCTAGAACTGCACTAGGAACTACATAAATACCTTGTACTGCGTCTAATTTACTTTTAGCATTAAGCATAAGTAAAAATCTTTCAAAATCCATAACACCTCTAACATTTTGACTTATTTTAAATCTAAAAATATATGCTTCAGCACCAGTTACTACACCATTCCAAATACTAGCACCACTCATATTAGTATCAGTTTCTAAATCATAAGTACTCATTACTACTATATACGGGTCTTGTAAATATAAACTATCAACAGTAACATTTCTAACTTGATAATTATTACATGCTAAACTTTCATCTATTGTATGCAAACCTATTGTATCATCTGCTACATGTTCTCTTTCAACCCAACATGGTTTTTTTACTAATTTTTCATACCATGTTGACCATTCATCTATTGTAAATGATATTTCACCACAACCATCACTTTTATACTCAACGCTATCAATCCATGCAAAAAACCACTTATTAGAATAATCAGTATTTTGAAAAGCTATATAATTAGATTGTAAACATTGATTATATGGAAAGTGTGTTTTTATTGTACCTTTTTCTCTAATAAATGAATACTTACTATTGGAAGCTACTTGATTAGCTCTACATAATGAAAGCATTTGTGCTTCAGTATAATTTAAAACATTATTATAATTTCTATCTAATTTTATATTTTTACACATTATTATTTGACTGTTTCTCTCTGCCATCTTTCAACCTCTCTTTCATATATTTTATATCTTTCTTCATATCTTCAATCATAACTACTATATTTATTATAGCAAATATACTAAATATTGTAATTACAATTATATCTCTTAAATTCATTATATCACTTCCTTATTGAAAAATCTATAACTTGTTTGAAATCTGTACCACATAAATCATCACTATAAAAAATATTTGTTTCCCTGAATGTATCAATAAATAATTTTTGTAATTTTTTATTTTTGAATGTTGGATTATATATATCTCTTTGCCAATATTTACTAATATTTACAACATCTGAAAATACAATAGTTTTTTCTTTTATATCTGTATATTTAGGGTATATAAACCAACAACTTTTAGGTTCTATTTTATCTTTTAAAAATTCACATATAAATCTAAAACCTTGATATTGAAAAACAAAACGAAATGTCGCCTTGTATTCTTTATAACTTTTTGGTAGATGAGGTTGGGGGGTTGTTTGCCAACCACCCTTATCAATCATTTTTGAAGCATTACCTATTGCCATAGTTTTTCCACCTGAAGCTTGACAATATTCTATTGCTATTTTTACATCGTTTGCTTCATTGTGTATTATTTTAGTCGCAATTTCACCTTGTTTCAATTTTCTAAAAATACTATCTAAGCCCCATGCTTTAAAATACGGACATACTTGAGATATAGAGTTACCTACAAGCCACATTTTAGTTGTACCTCTTTTTCTGTCTATTGTTGAATATAATATCATTAATTTATCAGGTTCATGTGCTATATACGAACCTCTTTCCATAAATTCCTCAAATATAATACTATCAACATCTAAGAATGAAGCACCTGAATAATGTTGTTCAGTAGATAGTGCTAAAACATAACCAATCTTTTCATGTCTTTTTACTTTTCCTGTTGTTTCATCATATATTGCAAAATATACAACTTTTTTCCAAACAGATATACAGTTATATTTTCCATTTGTTAACCTTACTACATCTACATCTGAAAAGTATTGTTCAATCCACAAATTAGTAATATCAGCAACCCATCTACGCAGTAATATAAATCTTTTACCTGTTTCTAAGTAATGTAATATAGCTTCTTCATGCTTCAAACTGTATGATTTACCATTTGATTTTTCACCATATATAAGATTGAAATTAGCATTCTCTTTTTTTATTCTTTTATTTGTATAATATACTTGAGTTGACATTATTCATCACCACTTTCTAAATTATAGCAATCATTTAATATTTTTGTATATTGTTTTTCTATTTCATGTTTTACTATTTTTGCACTTTGCTTATTATCTCTTTTATACATATTAGACATATCTATTTTTTTATCTTTACAAATTCCTGATGTTGTTATTTTATTAAAATTTTTTATGAATTCTAATTCTTTTGACATTTAATCACCCCTTTTTTATTCTTGATATATAGCTCTTGCCGAACTTTCTTCGTCTATACTTTCAGCATAGAATTCTGATTTTCCTAATACATAAGTACATGGTATAATACAACAACCTGATTTATCAGTAACTTCAAATTCAACACCATCTTCATCAACTAATGTAAAAGGTTTTTGTTCTTCACAATACATCAATAAATTTTTATTTGTATCTTTATGTTGAAATACAAAATTGTCTTTAAAATCATCTATACTCTTTAAGGCTTTAGCACCGAATTTTTGGTACACCTGCTACTGTTATTTCTAATACTAATGCTTTTTCATCATCTTTACTAATAACATTATCTGTATCTTTTAGTTTAGATAATTTTTTATATTTATAATAAGCATACTTTTTTGCACCGTAAAGTTTTAAAAACTTCATAATGTGCGTCTAAATCAAATAAACCTAGCATGTGTTCAATTCCATCAACATCTTTAGGTTTATATTTATCTATATCTATTTGTAACTGTTCTGAAACATATTTAATTTTTCCTTGTACAAATTTATTATAATCTTCTATAACTGTTTTATCATAACCCTCAGCTAATTTCATACTATCTGTATCACAATATATTACATAATCATCTAATTTTATTACATTTCTTAGTAAATTATTTCTTGCATAAGCAGTAACCCATACACCATAAGCGAAAGATAAAAAACTTGCTTTCTTTTCATCGTTTAATTTATCAATAATTTCTTCATTTGTCAATTTTACTTCGTCCCATGTTTTATTATCATGATTTATTTTTTCTTCATCATTATAAAATACTACTTCATCTCTAATATTATTTGTAACACTCATTCCATATAATGCATTGAATAAAGCTTTTGCTATTGCATATTCTACCTCTTTACCTTCAACATTTTTATATTTTGTTTTATCAATATATTTTTGTAATACAAATTCTATAAATTGTTTTGGGAGATAATTATAACTTGAATAGTAGCACTCTAATATTTCATATTCTACAGGTTTATCTTCGTATATATCTTTATGTGTATCTAATATAAATCTAAAATCAATATCAGTTAATGTGATTGTTAGTTCTTCAGCTTGCATTACTCTACCATTATCATCTACTGAATTTTTTATAGATGTGCATTTACTACGAGATATGAAAGTATTAAAATATTTACATTTTATATTTTTAAATTTAACAACTAAAAGATAAGCAAAACGAGTTGACATTCTTTCAGCCCTTGTTATATTGCATTTTTTAAATTCTGTTGATGGGTATTTATGAGTAACTAAAACATAAGGATAACTACTTGTAAAATCCCAACTATCAACATTTTCCATTACAGTATCACAATAAATCCAATTACCATGCGTATAACCACCTGCAAATGCCTGTACTAATAAATTATATACATGGGGGTCTGTATTTACTGCGTTTCTAACTTTTCGCTTATAAGCATAATCTTTTAATACTAATTCTTTTAATTCTCTTCTAACATGACCAGTTGATGTTAATGGTATCTTATCTACTCTTTCATATTTTTCCAATTCTTGTTTTATGTAATAATATATTACTAAGCAGTCATTTTCACAATAACCGTAATTCTTTTTCTGTTAATTTTGTTAATGAGTGTCTTATTTTAGTATAATCTAAGTCACCAACCATTTTTTCAACTGGTAAATTATAAGTTTTTGGTATATATTTCAATGCACAATTAGTCAAAAATAAACTACACCTAAATTCAAAATTATAAGTACTACAAATTGCTTTCATAACTTTATGTGCTTTTCTTGCCATTACTGTATCAAATTTCAAAACACTTTTTAAATATTGAAATTCAAACGCTAAATTGTGAATAAAGCAAATTTTTCTTTCAGGTATATAAGAATATATAGTATCAATAAAAAGTTTAAAATCAGCCCAATTTCGTCCGTAATAAACCCTATCATTTATTGAAAACATCCATATATACATGCAAGAACGAAATTCGCATTGTTCTTTATCTTCTTCAGATAAATTTTCATATTGCCACGCATGATAAAACTTATTATTCAAAATAAAATAAGATGTTGTTTCAATGTCAAATGTATATATTGTATTATCAACTTTTTTTCGTATTCCCTGAATATCACCACAATGACCGTGTATAATCAGTCCAATATAACATTTAACACCACCTCTAATTAAAATATTTTTCTAGTATTCTTTTTGCTTCCTCTTTTAATTCTCCATCACTATCAGGACTATTTATATATTCATTCATTGATTGTATGAATTCATCTTGCCTTGCTTGTTCTACTCTTTTTTTATAATCTTCATCTGTTTCATCTTCATATTGATATATTTGTTGTTTTACTTCTCTATCTCTATCAACTGCTGTACCAATAAAATTTATAAAATCAGAACCTTTAATATATTTAGGTAATTTAGTAATTGCTTTATCTTCCCATATTCTTTGAATAACATCAGCAGTTGAATAAGAAATATCAGCTGATGTACTCATAGAGTTTTTTACCTTTTCTCTTGTTTCTTTTATTCCCTCAACTGTACTTGTTTTAGAATTCAAAAATTGTTTTGTTGCATTTATTGTAGCCCTCATTTTAGGTATTGACATATTTCCACTCATGCTAACTCTACCTGATTTTGTAAAGGCTTGGACTTTTTCAGCCTCAAGCCTTTGTCTTAAATTTCTTGATGCCCATGTATCTTTACCGAAATTGACTTTCAACTTTTTGCAATCTTTTATTAGCCTCTCTTGCAAGTTGCCTCATTTCTAACATTAATTCTATTTCTTTATCACTTTTCTTTTTAGCCATTTTGACATCATTCCTTTATAATTTATTCTAATACTAATTCAAAACCTAAAGCCCTATTACTTGAATTTGGTAATGGTTTTTTAACTATTTTTATATCTAAACCATTTTCAAAATCTACTAAGCCCCATTTTTGTATATAATTGAATAATTGATATGTGAATGTTTTTGAACCTGTTGCGTATGTTTTACCATTTACATCAACTAATATACAACTAATTGTCTTTACAATGTCGCCAACTTCTTTTATAATTTCACCTGTTTTTTCATTTACTAATGGTTCTTTTAATGTTTTTTCATATATGTTAACATATACACCTTTGACTTTTATTACTTGATTTTCACAATCATTTAACATTACATCAGGTTTTGCATTGTCTAAGTTAAATAGTCTTTTTCTATCTGTAATATTTGTATATGTTTTTATTTGTGTTTGTGAATTTTGTCTAAGGTCTTCAAATGACATGATATTATTTGTTGTGTTTTGTGTTGCTAGTGATGTTTCTTGTTTTTCTTCAGTTTGTTCATATTGTTCATATTCTTTTTGTTTTTCTTCTAAGTGTGAAAGGTATTCATCTATTGATACATATAAATCATTTTCTTGTAAACCACTTAATGTTGCGTCATCTTTCATCATTCCTAAAAATGTTTCATATTCAGCAAATCCTAATTTGTGCATTCTCTCAGCTTCTTCTGTTGTCATTCTCTTTTCTAATCCTTGTACTGTCATTTCTTCGATTTCTCCAATTGTTAATTTTTTCATAATTTTACCTCATTTCTCCTATTTAACGCATAGGTGCAAAATATTTTACTATTTCACGCATAGTTACGGCTAGTTACTTTTAAGGTAGGTGTAACATTTACCTTCCCTTAACTATGGTCATTATACACCTAAGTTATGGTCATGTCAATAGTATTTTGAAATTTTTATATTACAATTTTGTAATAATTCTGTAACATTTTTGTAACATTTTGTC